GCAAGCACGCTAAGAAAGCTTAAACCATATACAGCTCTTAAAGTCTTTGGTGATATTGTGATAGAACATGATATTGAAGAAATTGAGGAAGATGATGATGACGGTTGGGGCGAAAGCAATCCTATGGATAGGGTAAACAATCCAACAAAGAGAATACTTCTCATTACTGGAGCTGATAAGGATAGCGTAGATACAGAACTTTATTCAGAGGAGATAATTGACAAGGCTATCGCAAAGACAAAGGCTACCGAAAACGCAAATAAGGACTTTGGTTCTGATGATAATGATTGGGGTTCTGTTTCAGACAATGATCTGACAGACGAGGACGATGAGTGGTAAGTTGTTGCTACTTACCATTATTAACAACGAAACGATAATATAGAAGGAGATAAAAATATGGCTAGAGCAAGAAAAGCAACACAGACACAGAGTAAGCTTCAGATGATACTTTTTGGAGAAGAAGGTACAGGCAAGTCAACACTTGCCTTGCAGCTTGCTTATTTTAAAAGACCTGACGGCAAGCCGTTTAGAGTTCTTTACATAGATAATGAGAACGGCTCTATTGATGATTTTATCGGTGGACTCGAAGCTGACGGCATTAACACTGAGAATATTTATATCGTGTACACTCAATCCCTTGGTGAAACAAGAGAATACATAAATAAGGTTAAGAACAAGGAAGATTTTCATGTTCTCGATGATGAGGGTAACGAAACAGACGAGGTTGTACTTGACGGAGATGGTGAACCATTCAGAGCTGATGCTATTGTAGTTGATGGTACAACTATTCTTAACCTAACAACTAAGCAGGCACTTGTGGAGTTCTCCAAGAAGAGAAACACTGTCAAGGCAAAGAAAAAGGAACTAACTGGCATTGAAAAAACTGTGACTATCGAAGGTGCGGGACTTGAACTTAAAGATTATCAGACAGTTAATTTTAAGGGTCAGGATTTGATACTTGACCTTATGTCCTGCGGCGCACACTTTATTGTAACCGCAAGGGAAACTGATGAAAAGGTTTCAGTAAAGGGTGATGACGGCAAGATTACAAGTGTTACAACAGGTAGAAAAATTCCTGATGGCTTTAAGCAGATGAACTACAACGTTAAAACTGTTGTTAGAATGTACATTAATGAGGACAATAACTTCTGTGCGTATATCAGCAAGGACAGGACAGGTGTACATGATAAGGAAACAGTTGAAGATTTGTCACTTGTTGATTGGCAGGTAATTATTGACAGAACAAAGGACAAGAAAGAGTTTTCTGTTAAGAATGATCTCACAAAGGCTGTCGATATTGAGCAGGATATTTATACAAAGGAAGTTATGGGTAAGGTTGGAGAGCCAGTGGATAGTATTGAAACAAATGAAAACTCTGCCGAAAATCAGACAACAGAACTTTTGGATAAGATTTCAGCCGTTATGAAAAGTCTTAATCCTGTCGGTAAGACAAAGGCAAAGGAAGCTCTTTCAGCAGAAGATCTGCCTATTAAACCAACAGAAATGAAGAAGATCACCGATGTCAAAACTCTTGAAAGGGTTCTTGAAGTCATTTCAAAGATTTAATTTTTATAAATAAAGCAGTGAGGGTTATTCCCTCACTTGCCTTTATTCAGTTACTCTAATTAAGGCGGTGAAATACTTGGCAAAAAGAAGAACAAAAGAACAGATAGAGAAAGACAAGCAGGACAAAAAAACAAGAATACAATTTACAGATTGGCTATATAAACAATATGATATTTCATTCTTGCCAAAATATTTTTTTATAAATCTTGATAAGGTGTACAAAGGTACTTATAAGAATTTGAACAAACCTGTTCCTGTCGAAGATTTATGGGATATGTGGCGAAAGAAAATGTCATTTCTCCGCAAGATACATGAGTTTAATACTCGCAAAGGTAAAAAAATCGAAGGTGCAGCGTTAATTACATATGATCTCGCTATTATCCTATCTAAATATGATGGTTATTTGAAATGGAAAGAAGAACAGGCATTGGCTAAAACAGGTAATAGCGAAGAACAAGTTAATATAGATTACGAAAAAATGGCAACATCAAAATCTCCCAAAGAACGTGATAAAAATAATGACAGCCTTGATATTGACAGCATCATTGATGAAATTTAGGTAGGTGACAAACATGGATATTATAACAAACGTTCCTACCGAAGTTCTATTTGTGGGTTGTATTTACAAACAGCCTGATTTGCTGGTAAATTACGGACAATATATCCGTAGTAAATACGATTTTTCAGATGAAGTCACCCGTTTTTTTTACGATTCAGCTGAAATAATCTACAAAACAAGAACACAAACTTTTAATAAAACTACTATTTTAACTTATTTTTCAGAAGAGCCTGAAAGACTTTCTTTGTACAAAAAATATGGTGGTTGGAAAACTCTTGACAGTTGGATGAAAATTGCTATAACCGATGACATTGGCAAGTATCAGGAAATCATTAAAAAGTATTCTTTGTTGAGAGAGTATCAAAGAAATGGCTTTGATATTACAAAAATTGTAGAGCATAAGAAGTTTGAACAGTTTACGGCTTCAGATATATACAGATTAATTAGAGGTAAAGCAGATAGAATACATACGGTGATCTTGACAAATCAAGAAGCCGAAATTCTGAATAGTCATATTAAGCAATCGCTTATTGCGTGTATGGAAAAGCCTGATTTGGGAGTATCACTCCCCTTTCCTATTCTAAATGATATATTCAGAGGGTGTAAATTAGGCTCGACAATGGCGATGGGAATGCTTTCAAACGCAGGAAAATCACGATTTATGACAAAAATAATTGCCTATTTAACACTTGTCAAACATGAAAGAGTATTTGTCATGCTTAATGAAATGGGCGTTGACGATCTTAGAAAGTGTCTGATAACAACGTGTATAAACAATGTTGAGTTTCAAAAGTTACACGGCATCAAATTAAAGAAGCCTGAAAAGGAATTGACACTTGGTTTGTATAAGGATAAGTCAGGTGAGTACATATATCAGGAAACAGACGATTGGGGAGAGCCAACAGAAACCTTGCAAGAGTACATTCAAAGGGTCGCTGAAAATTCAGAGGAATATGTAAAAATAATGAAAATCGCCAAATGGATTGAGGCTGAAACTAATGAGCTGATTCTCGTTAAAGATATGGCTGGTGGTTATGATGACAAAACACTAGAGTTTGAAATAAGAAAAGCCAATTTGACCCATGGGGCAAAGTATTTCTTTTACGATACTTGCAAGCAAGACACACAAGCTACAGGAGATTGGGCAGCTTTAAAGGCAACAGTAACAAAACTTACTGATTTAGCAAAGCAACTAAATATGTTTGGTTATCTCTCAATTCAGCTCACAGATGATACAGAGTTTTGCAAACCTGACGAGCTTAATTCTAATAATATTGCTAATGCAAAACAGTTAAAGCATATTATATGGACTATGACGTTATTCAAAGAAATATCTGTTGGTGACTTTCATAAATATCGTTATGTTCAGCATGACGCTGAATGGGGTAAAGATGTTGAATGCGAACTTAAAGTTGGCAAGAGATATTATGTGGGCAATGTAGACAAAAACAGATTTGGTTGTAAAAAGAAAGTTGTATTTGAAGTTGACTTGGATTTGAACACTTGGTATGAAGTCGGAGAATTAAGAAGAAAGTGAGGATAAAATGGATATTTCTGTCCTCAAAGAAAAGATACTAGAGAACAATTATGTTCCTGTCATACTTGACGAAATAGGTTGTCACCATATTTCCTATAAAGCAGGTTATGTTCAGTGTGGCAATCCTGATGGCGATAATCAAGGGGCAATCACTGTTTATCTCAATGAAGGTCTTTTAACTGTTGACTACACACGAGAAATACATAGTAGTTCAGACTTAGATCAGATAGATATTTTTGACCTTGTGCAATTTTTTTGTAGTTGTACATTTTACGAAGCTGTTCGTAAAGTTTGTAATTGGTGCGGTATTAACTATTATAAAGATGAATATAACGATTTGCCTGAAAGTCTAAAGTTTACGAAATTTATTTCTGAAATGGCAGACGATGAGTCCAGCTACGAAGAAATGCAACCTTTAAAGCCGATTAAGGAAAATGTTCTATCGTACTACTTCCCTGCCGTTAATGATTATTTCTTAAAAGATAATATCTCATATGATACTCAAATGCTGTTTGAAATAGGTTATGACGATGTTTCCAATCGAATTACAATTCCTGTAAGAGATGAAATGGGAACATTAGTCGGTGTTAAGGGTAGGCTATTTTTAAAGCAAGAAGAAATGACAGAAGAAGAACAAAGAGTTAAGTATATATATTTGGAGCGTTGTAACAGAGCTAGACTATTATATGGACTTTATTTATCCGAAAAATATATAGCTCGGACAGGCTACGTTTATGTGGTTGAAGCTGAAAAAGGTGTTATGCAACTTTGGAACATGGGAATAAAAAATTGCGTAGCAACTTGTGGTAAGAAAATAAGCCAATATCAAATAAATATGCTGACAAGGTTGAGTTCTCATATTATATTTTGCTTTGATAAAGATGTAACCATAGACGAGTTAAACGATATAGCTGACAAATTTCTGGATTGTATTCAAATCAGTGCTATTGTTGACACTGATAATTTACTGGAGGAAAAAGAAAGTCCAACAGATAATCCCAATAAGTTTAAACAGTTGATTACCAAATATACGCAAGTTATAAAGAATGGGAAGTGAAACAACAAAACATGAATTATAAAATAATAGGCAATAATGATTATTGCCATATTCCAATATCTATTTTTACTAACAGAGGAATAACTAACGTTAATGAATACACTCATTTAACCGATGATGTATTAATTTCTTATGATAATCTTGACAATATTAATGAAGCGGTTCAAGTGCTAGATAAACACATAAAAAATAATAGTAAAATGGCGATTATTGTTGATTGCGATGTTGACGGTCAGTGCAGTGCTGCTATGATGTATTCTTATCTGAAACGGCTTAACAAAGAAATTGATATTACATATCTGATACATTCTGGAAAACAACATGGTATTTCTTCTGAGATAGAAATACCTGAAAGCACAAACTTGTTGATTATTCCCGATGCAGGAAGTAATGATACTGAACAATGCAAGCAGTTGACAGAACATGGTATTGATGTACTTGTTCTCGATCACCACGATATTGAAAGAACAAACCCATATGCGATTATAGTAAATAACCAATCTAGTTCAAAATATTCTAATAAAGAATTATGTGGTGCAGGAGTGGTCTATAAATTTCTACAAGCACTTGATGATTATTATTGGAACGACTATGCCGATGACTACCTTGATCTTGTGTCACTAGCTAATATATCGGATATCATGGATTTACGTTCTTTTGAAACAAAAAGACTTATTGATAAAGGTCTTTATAACGTCACAAATAAATGCTTTGAAGAATTTATTAATGCTCAAAATTATTCCATGAAAGGTAAGGTTAATCCTCATACTATTGCATTTTGCGTTACTTCTCTGATAAATGCCATGTGTAGAGTCGGTGATATGGAAGAAAAGGACTTGCTTTTCAGAGCGTTTATTGAGCAGGACGAAGAATTTGAATACAAAAAACGTGGCGAAACTGAAAATACAAAAGAAAATATTTATCAAAGAGTTGTAAGACTCTGTAAAAACGCTAAATCAAGACAGGATAATCAAGTGAAAAAGTTACTTCCTGCGTTAAGAAAAAGCGTAACTAATGACAAAAATACAGTTTTATTCTTAAAGGGCAACAATATTCCAAGTGTATTTTCAGGATTAATAGCTATGAAAATGACCAGTTATGCAAAAAAGCCTTGTTTAATACTCCGCAAAGACGAAGAAAATAACGTATACAGAGGGTCTGCTAGAAACTTTGATAACAGCTATGTACTAGACCTAAAGGCTGATCTGCTTAAAACAGGTCTGTTTAATTGGTGTCAAGGTCACGCAAATGCTTTCGGTTTTGAGATAAAAGCTGAGAACGTGGCTGAAGCAATTAAAGTTTTAAATAAGAATATTGATTCAGACAATCCTTTGCCAATAGATTTTTGTTTTGATTATGACGAATTTAATATTGGAATGATTTCTGATGTTGCATCATTGGAGAATTGTTACGGCACAGGAATTAAAGAGCCTTTATTTGTCATTAATAATATAGTATTGGAGCATAGCCAAGGCGTTGTCATGGGTAAAAATGAAGATACATGGAAATTCATTACCGATGACAATATCGCAATTATCAAGTTCTGCAACCCTAGTGACGATAAAGTATTAGACTTTTTGAATGGATATGATGATGAAATGTGTATTAATGCTCTATGTCAATTAAATGTTTCTGAATATAAGGGGGTAATTACCCCACAAATAGTTATTTTGAAATATGAGGAGGTTGAAAGGTAATGTACAGTTCTTTGCATGACCATACAATGTACTCATTGTTGGACGGCTATGGCACACCAAAAGAAATGCTTGAACAATGCCGAAAAGTCGGTATTAAAGCATACGCAGTTACGGAACATGGCAACCAATATTCATGGATATATTTCGATCAGCTATCTAAAGAATATCCTGATATTAAGTTGATATATGGCGTAGAGCTGTACGAGTGCTTCGATACTGCTATAAAAGATAAAAACAACAAGTATTTTCATCTTATTGCCCTTGCAAAAAATGAGAATGGTAGAAAGGCTTTAAATAAAATTATCACTAAGTCAAATCTTGAAAATTTTTATTTTAAGCCTAGAGTGCAGATTTCAGATATTACTCCATATGCAGAAGATTTAATTATTTGTTCTGCTTGTTTGGCTTCAAAATTAGCTAAAGAAAGTGATTTTAATATTTGTGTTAAGTATATCGAAGAATACAAATCGGCATTTCCTAATTTCTATTTGGAAATGCAATCTCACAAATCAGAGGAGCAGGCTAATTACAATAAAAAGATTTTGAAACTATCTGAGGTAACAAACACTCCATACATAATTACTACAGATAGCCACGCAGCCACAAAGGAAGATTTATATTATCAGGGTAGGCACGTTCAGATAGCACATGACACTGAAACAATGTCAGAAAGTTATGAGGGCTGTTATCTGCAAAGTGAAGAAGAAATTCATACAACTATGGATAAACAAATTGGGGTAAATAATGTTACAAAAGGTTTAAATCAGACTAATGCTTTAGCTGATATGATAGAAGAAGTACATATGCCTTTTCAAGACCCACAGTTACCGACATACCCCTTACCAAGTGGATATAAGTCTAATAATGAATTTCTTTTACACCTTATTAATGAGGGGTGGAAAACTAGAAATTTTGACAAGCTTTCTAAAGAAGATCAGAAGATAATGAAAGACCGACTAGACTATGAAATGAACATTATTCATCAAATGAATTTTGACGGTTATTTCATTATTGTATGGGACTTTATTAATTATTCGAAAACTCATGGGGTTAAAATAGGTTCAGGACGTGGCTCTGGAGCAGGAAGCCTTGTGTGTTATACAATAGGTATAACTGATCTTAACCCTATTAAATATGGATTGATTTTTGAGCGTAGATAGGTTGCACTCGTTAAATTCCGTTAATTCGGTATCAGCAAACTAAGACTTCTCATTGAGAGCAAACCGATAATGAGACAAGACCATAGACGAATAAGCTGACTAAGAAACCCTAAACCTATAACTAGGTGAGATAAAGGGAATACCGAGCCAAATCTTTTAGTGATAAAAGAAAGTGTGTAACGACTAGGAAATGAGACTTTAGAGCCAATAATTTCCCACGAAGACGGAATCAAAACTTTAAATAAATGAATGAAGTTTGAAAAATATAGTCTAAACTGGGTTGGAAGTAACCAACAGATGAAAATGAGGGAAACCTCCAGAGCATAGGATAAAGAGCCTATGGTTAATAACAAATTGTTCCTCAATCCTGAGAGAGTTTCAATGCCAGATTGATTTTCGGTCGAGCATATGGGAAACCATATGTGTTAAGTGTGGTGAACCTATAAAATATAGGGTGTTAATTAAACAATTATTATAATTGTAACCGCAGGAAATGGCGGTGTGTTAATTAGCTAACAGGGAATATCTAAGTCGTTCTGTCTGACGATATGACAATCCTGTGCGAAGTTGTATTTTATGATTTAATAAAAGG